ATTTTCCATCATCAGGCCCGTTTGATATAGCTTCTCTCAATGAAGAGTTAGATAAATTTATTTCTATTGCTGGTGATTTAAAAGATAAGTCTGACCGCGCTCTTCAATTAACAGATTTTGATGTAGCAGTATCACTAACTCTTCCTGATGTGAACACACGTAAAGGCAAGCTGTTAGCATTCAACGCCACAACAGGAGCAGTTGAAGCAGGTTCTTCAGTTGCTGGCACAAATACTGTTTCTGGCCTATCAGCAGATATTGAATTACTTGCAGACATTCAAGACGGCACAGTAGCAACAAATGCTATTACAATCGCATCTTCTATCTCTAGCAACATTACAACAGTTTCAGGTATTTCAGCTAATGTAACAACCGTTGCTGGCATCTCAGCTAATGTAACAACTGTTGCTAATAGCCAAGCAGATATGAGTACGGTGGCTACTAACATTGCAAACGTAAATACAGTTGCTGGTAATATTGCAAACGTAAATACAGTTGCTGGCATCAGTGCAGACGTTACAAGCGTTGCAGGTATATCTGCTAATGTGAATACTGTGTCTGGCATTTCTGCTAATGTAACGACTGTTGCAAGTGACAGTGCAGACATTGGAACTCTGGCGGCAATTAGCTCTGACATTACAAGCTTAGCAAATTCATTAGGCGCAAGCACAACATATACAGTAACGGTAGCGCAAAGTAACGGCGTCAATGTTTTCTATCTTGGTGGTGTAGCAAACCCAGCACTGACATTTGATAGGGGCAATACTTATATCTTTGATTTGTCTGACAGCACTAACACTGGTCATCCGCTGGCATTCAAAGATAGTTCTGGTAATAGTTATACTACTGGCGTAACGACTACTGGCACAGCAGGTTCATCAGGCGCACAAGTTCAGATTGATGTTGACAATGCCGCCCCTGCTTCATTGCGGTATTACTGTACAGTTCATGGCAATGCTATGGGCAATACGATTACAGTCGTTAATTCAAACCTAGCACTTGTTGCGTCAAACATTACAAGCGTTAACACGGTTGCTGGCATATCATCTAACGTAAGTGCGGTGGGTGCAGTAGCTTCTGACATTACAACTGTTGCCAACAATCTCACAAACATAAACAGTTTTGCTGACACATACTTTGTAGGCGCAACTGCACCATCATCACCAACAACTGGTGATTTATGGTTTGATACAGCAAATAATATTATGAAAGTGTACGATGGGTCTGGTTTTGTTAATGCTGGCTCATCTGTAAACGGCACATCAAACCGTTCGACTTATACAGCAACAGCAGGGCAAACAACTTTTGCTGTGACGTATGATTCTGGTTTTGTAGATGTATATCTTAACGGTGTAAAACTTATTGCTGGCACAGATTTTACAGCTACTAGCGGCTCAAATATTGTTCTTGCTTCTGGCGCGGCTTTAAATGATACAGTAGATATTGTTGCTTATGGTACGTTTAATGTTGCTAATATATCAGTGAGCAATTTAACAGATGTAAATCTTGGCAACATCACCAACGGTCAGGTGCTTGCTTATAATAGTAGTAACTCAAACTTTGTGCCTACTACTATTTCTGCTGGTAGCAGTGATATTGTAGATGATACCACGCCGCAGTTAGGCGGCAACTTGGATTTGAATAATCACAATATTACAGGCACTGGTAATATTCCAGCTGCAAATTTAACAGGCACATTACCAGCTATTGACGGTAGCAATCTAACTAATCTACCTTCTGGCGGCTCAAGCTACTTAGCTGTGAATTCCAGCGGCACAGCATCTTCAGCGACGGGTACTGAAGGAATTGCTATAGGTGCTGGGGCAACAGCTAAAATAAATGATTCAATCGCCATCGGCAGGGGCGCAGGGCAAAACCAGAATGCTGGTTATTCTGGCGTTTCTATCGGCTTACAATCCTATGTTGGTAGTTATCAAGGTGTAGCCATCGGTGAGTATGCAAGAGCAGATGGCTATGGTGTTGCCATTGGTTCTTATTCAGATGCTAATAATAATTACAGCGTAGGCATTGGTAATAATGCACAGGCCACTCAAAATAATACAACTGCCCTTGGCTATCAGGCTTCAGCCCAATCGGCAAACCAATTTGTTCTAGGCAATAGCAGTGTCAGCGATCTGCGTTGTCAAGATACAAGCATCACAGCCGTATCTGACAGACGAGACAAAACACAAATAGAACCATTGTCAGTAGGGCTGGACTTTGTAAATGCTGTTGAGCCTAAAGCCTATTATAAAAATAACCGTAATGAATATTACGATGCTGATAATAATTTTAATCAATCAGATTATGAAGCGGCTACTAAAAAATATACAAAACGTGAGTTTGGTTTTGTTGCACAGGATGTAGCCGCACAGCTTCCTAACACATATTCAGATGCTCGTCTTAGTTTTATAGAAACAGATGATGTGCAGGGTTTTGAGGTTCAGCAATTCACAATGGGTGATATGACACCAATACTTTGGAAAGCTCTGCGTGAAATGTCAGATAAATATGACGCTTTGTTAGCTAGAGTATCTGCTTTAGAGGAGAATTAAATGACTAGAGCAAGAGATTTAGCAGACCTTATTGATGCTACAGGCGATGTGAAGGCTAGTGCTTTGGACAATGTAGCGGCTTTCCCAAGTGGCTGGTCAGCTTCTTTGGATGGTAGTGATATGGTCTTTATCTATAACAGCGTAGAAGTTTTTAAAATTACAACTGCAGGTGCTGTTGTAGCTAAAGATGACGTAACAGCTTTTGGAACTCCATAATGGCAATAGCGGCATCAGGTGCAGTAAGTTTTTCCGACCTACGTTCTGAGTTTGTAGGCGGTTCTTCTGCTATATCATATTCAGATTTGTATCGTGGCGGTTCTAACATACTAGCTAAAGCCGCAAACAATACTGGTGTAAACTTAGCCGCATCTGTGCCAACAAGCGGCACAATAAGCGTTGCTAACTTTAGAAGCCAAGCTAAAGGATTTAGGTTTACTTTTTCTTCTACAGCTACAAACCAAAATGCGTCAGCTTTATTTGGCTCTGACTATGGTGTGAACTACCCTAAAGAAATTGTTATTGATAGTGGTGTTGAGCTTGGTGCAACAAGCACATCAGAAGAGGCATTAGAGATTGATGCTGGTGGTTTGGGTACAATTACAGTTACTAACAATGGCACATTATCTGGTGCTGGCGGTGCGGGTGGTTCGGCTGGCGGTGATGCTTTTGAAGCGGCAGTAAACTGTACTTTTGTTAATAATGGTACTGTTCGTTCTGGCGGTGGTGGTGGTGGTACTGGCGGTAATGGTTATTATAGCAGTACATCTTCTAGTAGTCCGGGTTATTCAAATGCTTATCGCTGGTACAGAAAAAGTAATGTTGGTATCAGAGCATATTGGGGCAACGGTGCTGTTCCTGTGGCATATAATTCAAACATCAACACAACATCAGTAAGTGCTGGTGGCGCAACTTATACCAGAGGTTCTTTCTACACAAATGTAGAAAGTGGAGAGGCTCAGGTCTATAGGATTTCACGCACTGCTACTACAACCACATATACTAACGGCGGTGCTGGTGGTGTAGGAACTGGATACAATCAATCTGCTGGCTCTGGTGCTGGTGGCGGTACTAACGCTGGTACAGGTGGTACTGGTGGAGGTTACGGTGCATCAGGTTCAACAGGTTCTAACGGCAATAGCAGTAACGGTTCTGCTGGCGGTGATGCGGGAAAATATTTACGAGGTTCATCTTTCGTAACGTTTACGAATAACGGCACAGCACAAGGAGGTACAGCATAATGCAGTACACAGTTCCAGAAATTAATAACAACATAGCTAAGATACAATATAGCGATGGCACTTGGACGTTTGTTGAGCTTGCATCAACAATGACAGAAGCAGAGCTAGATGACATTGTTTTTCAGATTGCTCCACCGCATCTCAAAACTGGTGAAGGTACACCATCATTTTTAACTGCTGGTGCCACGAGAACTGCGGCACTTGCTTCTGTGAGTGATGGCGAGTAATGAACCAGAATGATATCCCTATTGTTGCTGGTGGGTTGACTGCTCCTTGGTGGCTAGGCGCTCTTAATGAGTGGTTAGGTCTTGTTGCTGTTGTATTAACTATTGCTATGCTAGTTCGTAATTTATTAAAAAAATAAAATGTGCGTTTCGCACTGCATCTGTGCAGTTTAGTGTGTGGTTATGTTACAAGCACTGATATCTCCAATAGCTAGCATCGCTAGCTCATGGGTAGAATCCAAAGTTGAAACGCAAAAAGCCAAATCTGCTGTTGCTAAGCGCGTTGCGGCTGGTGAACAAGAGTGGAATCTTGAGCAAGCACGTAACTCCAATGGTTCATTTAAAGATGAGTGGCTTACAATTTTAGTAAGCATCCCCCTGATATTAGCCTTTACTGGTAATGAAGATGTTGTTCAACGTGGCTTTGCCGCTTTGGAAACTATGCCTGATTTTTATAAGACTGCGGTTGGCGTTGTGTTTGCGGCAAGCTTTGGCGTTCAACAATTAACAAAGATGTTTAAAAAATGAATGCTGAAAAGTTTACCGCTCTCGTTGCTAAGCATGAGGGTTTAAGATTAGATATGTACCATGACACAGTAGGTGTTCCTACAATAGGTTATGGTCATAATATGCTACAGCCAATATCAGAGCGTGCGGCTTTAGTTATATTAGAAGATGATATCAATATAGTATTTAGCGAGCTTGATGAGCGCATGGATTGGTGGAGAGATTTACCAGACGAAGCGCAAACTGTTATTGCCTCAATGGTATTTAACATGGGTTGGCCTAGATTTAGTAGGTTTAAAAAATTTATTGCTGCACTTGAAGATAGAGCATGGGATAAAGCCGCTTACGAGATGGAAGATTCGTTGTGGTTTCAGCAGGTAGGTAATCGTGGGAGGGAACTACGAGCTATGATGTTGGAATGCAATGGCGAAACTTGATGATGTTGATGTACAAAAATACTATGAAATGTATGGTTCGGTACGCAAAGCGGCTAATGCTCTTGGCATATCAAAGACTGTATTCGGCAGGCATTTAAAAGCCGCGAATGATAAAGGGCTAGATTATATTCTGCCTGATGTTCCCGAAGATGATTTGCCTGTAGATGTTATCGTTGAGCATTTGCATGAGCGTTTTAAGAAACGTAAAGCGCATCGAGAAGCAAGCAAGTGGCATGAAATTCAGATGAAATCTAACGAACCAATCGGTTTGTTATGGTATGGCGATCCCCACATTGATGACAATTACTGTGATTGGGATTCATTGCGCTCTCATTTGGCGCTACAAGAGTCATACAAAGGCATCTATGGCTGTTCGCTTGGAGACCACCAGAACAACTGGGTAGGCCGTCTAGGGCGCTTATATGGCGAGCAAGACACATCCCATAAAACAGCGTGGAAATTAGTTGAGTGGTTGATTGACCGCATGAATCCTCTGGTTCTCATTGGCGGCAACCACGATATGTGGTCGGGCGCTGGAGATCCGCTCAAATGGATGACGGGTCTTGATACCGTAAGAGAAGATTGGGAAGCCAGAATAAGTATCAACTTTCCCAACGGAAGGCAGTGCCGCATACACGCGGCGCACGATATGAAGGGTCATTCCGAGTGGAATTCTCTTCATGCCCAGAACAAGATGGCTAGGTTTAAAAGTCATGCTCATCTGTACATAAGCGGTCACAGGCACAACTGGGGGCTGGCTCAGATTGAAGATGTAGAAAGACAAACTACAGCATGGCTTGCTCGTGCGCGTGGTTACAAATTCCACGACACTTATGCCTTTGTCAAAGGTTTTGAACAACAAAACTTTGGGCAAGCTATTCTTCAAGTCATCGACCCTCACAATCCTTCTCCTGTTAGTTGGACGCAGTGTTTTGCTGACCCTCAAGAGGGGGCTGATTACTTAAAGTTTCGGCAATCGCTTCAGCAGTAATGGCGCTGTAACCAGCAATGTCTACCCAGCTATCTTTGTGGTGTGGGTTCTCCATTAGTCTGCCAAGTTTAACAAGCATCATCATAACGCCAACATCTTCAACGCTGAGTTGAATACCTTTATATGCTGTCCACAGGTGAGCGATGCGGCTAAAGTTTTCTTTGGGCGAACCATAATTTTCTCCGCGTTGTGCTACTGCTTCTTCTGCGCCTTTGAGAATTTCTATTCTGTTCATCTTATTTCCTCTGCGTTCATTACTTCTATATCGCCAACCGTGTAGCCGTTACGCTGTAGTGTAGCGGTCTTAGATTGTTGACGGATGATAGCAATCTCTTCTGCTTGCTTTGCATCAAGCGCTCTGATGGTTCGCTCAACATACATTTCTACAATCATGCCCACCTTAAATGGTGCGGCCTTACGGTACTCTTTACCGTTGTGTCTGAGGGATGTGTTCATACCTGATTTCCTTTCGTCGTGTGTTCGCTGTGTGTCGAAACTTGTTTACGAATGTCCATAAACTGCATTTGTAAAGCATAACCAATGCACCATAACACCAATAATACTGCGAAAATGCAGGATA